AATCTTTCATTCAACATCTCTGCTTCTTTAAGTTCTGCGAAGTGTGAATCTGACTGCCATTCATAGAAAAGATTGGGGGAAATTGCTCTCCAATCATTTAATGTAAGAACACCTTTTAATATTAGTTGAATTCTTAATGCATCAATTAAGAAGAAAGAAAAACGCTTTCTTAGTTTATCAATGAACTTCTGAAATTTAACTTCATCACGAGAAACCTCGGATGGACGACCAAATGCATAACCTGTATCTTGTTCAAGTCTAGCAACTGGTACATTTAGAGCTTTGTATAATTTCTTTTGGAAGAATACAACATCATCAATCTGACCAAGATTTTCTCCGCCAGGAAGTGTGGTAATCTCTGTTCCTCTTCCTCCTTCTCTTCGAGGCATATAAAAATCTTCAAGCATTGACATATGGCGGCGATCATCACGAATCTCACCTGTAGAAGAATCATATACAAGTTTGTTCCTGTATTTACTCATCACAGATTGTACATATTCTTCTGCCTTACCTTTCGGTAAATTACCAACGTCGATATAGAAGATTCTTCTTTCGGGAGCACGTGATACACGATACATAACCAATGAATCTTCCATCATTCTAAGTTGATTCACCAACTTCATTGATTTATGTAAGTGTGATATTACTTTCTCTTGATTAATATCAAGTAATCCAGAAGGACAAGAAACAATAGCTTCCCTTGCAATTTTGATACCACTTGAACTATCTCCACCTTCTGAAGATTCAGAGTAAATATAATATTCTGCTACAACCTTTGGAATTTTAACACCAGTCTTTTGATCTAGTATTTTCTTTATTTCTTTAACCTTTTTTAGATACAGAGGATTGATCTGTCTAAGTTCCTTTATACCTTTATTGAAATTCTTCTCGTCTGTTACGACATGAAAATACAATCGGCCATCTATATACCATTCCTTAAATAGATCAGATGCTCTGCGATTGAATTTATATAATGATAATATTTTTTTAAATTCTTCTTGAATCTGCTTCTTGATTGAATCTGGCAATTCAGAATCATTCATATTGAGATCAGCAGGAGCAGAATCATCACCTGATGCAATTGCTCCATCAACAATATCATTAATAGCCTGATCACACTCGGGCTGTGATGCTGCCTCACGATATTTAACAATTAGTTCGTTTTCACTATCATTACTAGTACCATCGACATCGACATACTGACCATAGTATCCACCAGTTGTGACAACCGAAGACGATCCTTCATCATCACGTTTTGGTACGAATGATTTTAAATCTTTATCTAGTTTACCCTCTCGCGAGGCTATCTTCTTAGTTATTTGATATCCGAACAATTCCATAATATTATTTATAACAAAATAAATGGGCACCCTCAGACATGAAGGTGCCCATTATTTTAATTAAGATTTACGTGGTTGTATTTGATTCCCAACGTTGGTAAGCAAATTCAACTGTGAATTCTTCGATTGCGTCTGTTGAATCGTAACTAAGATCAATCGCGGAAACATTCACAGGGAACGCATCCTTGATGACAATACTCTTAGTTGGTTTTTCACCATCTTTTCTTGATAGTTGATCAACAATCAAATCTGACATATACTGGCTAGGATTAATGAAACCTTCACCTTTTTCATGATTATTAATTCCATCCATCCAACGCTCCATAGCATCACGAATAACGAAATTTTCATCATTAATAATGGTTACAGTCCAATTTTCGAATGTACGATCTCCTGCAACTTTCAATGTGCGGCCACGAAACGGCACATCAATCTGTCCTACAACACTTGCTGGAAGCTGTGCTGATTTACACATGAAAGATGTGAGTTCAGTGTTTCCAGCAGCATAAGCTGGATATACAACGGTTGCTTTGAAAAGATTGGGGCGTGCGCCCCCACCTTGTAATTTACCTTTAAGTGAGTCTATTTTAAAATTTGACATAATAGTTTATCCTTTCTTTATTTATACTTAAGCGTTAGATAGACCGGCAACCTCAGCAAAATCAACTCCTGTGCGTGTAGCAATGAAGTTAAGTGTGATAAAGTTGATTGAACGGGCAGGCTTAATATAGATGTCTGCAACAAAACGATTAGTATCAATTACTTCGCCGGTATTGTTTGTTTCATCACAAACAACCATGAAGTCATTAACACCTCGTCTAGCTTGAACATCTCTTAAGAATGGCTCAACTGCTCCTCTAAATGTCGCACGTGTGAATTCATCATTCAATTCGAACAACTGATATTTAGCAGCTGTTGCAATTGCCTTTTCAAGGACGATGAATAATCTACGAACATTGATTCTATCGAATGCTGATGGCTTAGCTTGTGCTGTTTTATCACCAAAAAGAACGATGCCCTGACCGGGGAACGCTGCAATTGGATTAACACCAGCTTTATATAGCTCGTCTCTGTCTGCTTTCTTAGGATTGTAAGCAACTTTTACGACATTACGAAGTCCACCACGATTATAACCGGCAGGTGAGAACCAAGGTTCTGCAACATCATCTGTGTTAGCACAGAGTCCAGCGATATGACCATTTGCAGGGATGTAACGATATACATCATTATAACGGTCATAGATATACAATGCACCAGAATCAATCACACCATAAGAGCCATTATTGTCACGAGTTGTAACATCATTATTAGCAAAGTCCCTGACTTTAGCCATTGGATTAGTTTGCGCTACTGTAGCACTTTTTGGTGGAGAAAGAAATGCTACTGCATCTTTTCTTGAATAAGCGATTGAGTGAGCATAATTCTGAAGAAGTGCTCCATCTGACATGATCTGAGAGAAAATAAGGTTTACATCCTCTGTCTCGGCATCAGAAAGTAAGTCTAATGCATACATAGTATCTTTATCAAGGTCTTCATCACCTATTGCTGGCGAGTTAGCTGAATCATCGGGCTCAATTCCACCTTGTAGTTCAAAAATACCACCTTGAGAAGGAGACGCAGAATTATCAAAGGTATCAGTTGAAAAAGCAGTGGTATCACCTTTAACAAGATACACATATTGCGATTGTGAATTTATCACATTCTTGATGTAATTAGTAGCACCCGAAGCAGTTTTGGCTGTCTTATTGACACTGAGTCCATCAAATTTTTCAACAATCGAACCAGCAACACCGAAGGTTCCTTCAGTATCAACGATAGCAACATGAATTTCATCAGTGCCTGGTGCAAGATCGAAGACATTATAAACTCCTTCTTGTTCTGAGCCAGGGTGTGGCGAGTTTTGTAAGTCTGTTCGAATTGCTTCGAAGTTGGCTGTATTCAGTGCGTACACTTTAAGGCCGTTACCTGCTTTGCCTGGATATCTAGCAGCAAATGTACCACCTTCAACAGCAACATTTTCCTCTTCAAAATATGTTTGATTAGGAATCCAAATACCATTATCAGGTGAATCCTCTGAATCTAGATCAGTTGCATTACTTAAGCTTTCTGCATTACCACCACGAACGACTTTTAGTGCGTCGCCATATTGGAGGAATGAAGCCGCTTGGAAAAACGGATCAGCATAGAGACTAGAAGAGTCTGGTGTTCCAAACTTTTGGAGCAGACCCTTCTCGGACGAAATGAGAGCGATCTGATTAACAGGCCCCCATTTAAAATACCCTGCAAATCCACCAATAGATGTGGATACCGCGGGTATGACATTTGTTAGATCGATTTCTTTAACCTCGACCCCAGGCGATACTTGAAAACCCATAATTTTCTTTCAGTTAATGTTTATTATAAGATAGGTACATAATAAGAATTTATCAATAAGACTATTTATAAATATTGTGATTTTTAGAATCCAATCCAGTTCTTAGTCTGTTGTACAAGAGCATCGTGTGCTTCAGTATTCAGACTTGAACTTTCTCTATTATCTTCGATGAATCCAAAAGGTAGTAGATCATCTTCAATCTCTTTGATTCTATCTTGATAAAGTAATTCTTTTAAATCCATATCCAATATATTTGCAAAGGCATCGGATGAAATGAACCACGAGAATAGAACTATATTCATAATTAAATCATCATGATTGCCACCAGATGCCTGATATGAAGTACCCTTTGATTCAAATGTAGATATCTCTGAAATCGTTTCGGAATCAACTATATCCAATTTTCTCTGTTCAATTAAATCTTTCATATTGGAACAACCAATTCTCTTGACCCTCTTTGACATTGTAACACCTATGCCGCCGGCTTTAATAGTGGATTGAACAAATGTATTTTCATATTCGTAATCATAGTAAACTGTATTACACACGACCTGTCCAACATCATTATTTTCAATGAGAACGATTGCTTCGTTATATAACTTGGCAACTCTTACAATGATATCTGGAAAGATCATTGGTGAAATCATATTATCTCTAAATGTACACACCTGCTTGAATTTATCTTTCTCTACTTTTATAACACTAAATGTAGAATAATCCTGTCCTCGTCCTTTCGAGACATCCACAGCCATTACATATGTGTGTCCTTCTTCAGGCTTTTCATAATAGGATATATTATTCTTGAACTCTTGAGGTTCTTCAGCAATTAAGCCAAGGATTATATCAGAAGATATAAGAGTATTGGATCGACCATGAAAGTTATTTCCAAACTCTTGTTCGAATTGAATCTCCGATGTATTTGCTATGGTCTGCTTTTTCCATTTCTCATCTCGACCAGGCACATCCCACCAATCAACTCTGAATGCTTTGAATTCATTTCTATTTTGAATAGCACCTTCGTATATTCGATGAAATACATTTCCCACACCATTAGCGGTTGATGTGATAATAACCTTTGTTTCTTTACCTGCTGAAACAACAGGATATGTTGATGTATAGAACTCTGCCGCATTTTCAACGAAAGCAAACTCATCAAGGAATAGAAGATTAACAGATAGACCACGAATAGAAGAACCAGATGTAGCAGCTGCAATGATCTTTGTATTATTTGCAAATGTGATATTACCTTTATTTAATGCCTTACATCCTGGCTGAAGAAAGAATGGAAGATTCTCAAGGGCAAGTGTAACACGAGATAAC